CAATATGGCAATTATATCTAATATTTATTAGTTAGAAAAATAAAGGAAGGGGGAAAGGAAATGGATAATGTTAATGAAAAGACTATTAATAATGTTAAACAAAATAAAATCAAATATTTAGTTAAAGATCTTGCCGAATATGGAGTTCCAGAAGAAGTAACGAGGGAGATTTTATTAAAACGGGGGGTTAATAAATGGTTGGCCAATAGAATGGCGATAATAGGATTAAAAGATGAACTAAAAAAAGAGATAAAAAATACTTTGGCTTTTATGAAAGTTTTAGAGCATTCTGAAATTTGTTTTTGTAAACTTACCGGGAAGAAAAACGAAATTTATAGAAAACAATTAGGCAGATTACAAGCAACAGAAGAAATCCGAAAAAGGATAAGAAGTATATGCCATTCATCAAGGTGGGTATTTCCAGAATAATAATATTAAGGAGGTCTAACGTGAACGCTAAAGAGAAGTACATTTGTGGAACGTGTAAGTACTATGAAGACTGTCTTTCGGCGAGTGCTCCGATAGATAAGATAAAAGAAACTGACACCTGTGACGACTGGACCGACACTGACGAGCCTGAGCTGACAGAAGAAGAACGGTATGACGGGGGTGTTATGTCAAAAAAGAAAGTGAGCGAAGCGGAGGATTTTATTTCTGACGAGGACATGCCTGAATAGTTTCTTCATTACCTCCAAGCCGGGTGAAATTCCCGGCCGCAATTATTCAATTTATATTAGTTAGGAGTTAAAAATGGAAGTAAATCAGATTATAAAAGGCGATAATTTAAAGGTCTTAACGAATATGCCTGCAATGACGAATAAAAAGTGGCCGAAAAAAAAGAAAATAGACCCCAGTAAAATAAAAGCAGAACTATATCATGATAATTTTCAAAATTATAAGAAATATGGGATACCAAAAGCACAGTTAGTTATAGCAGATATACCCTATAACATTGGCATAAATGCTTATGGAAGTAGCACAAAATGGTATATTGACGGGGATAATAAAAACGGTGAAAGTAATAAGGCAGGAAAACAATTTTTTAATACTGATAAGAATTTTAACTTAGTTGAATATATGCACTTTTGCAGCACTTTATTGATTAAAGAACCTAAAGAAAAAAACAAAGCTCCCGCCATGATAGTATTTTGTGCATTTAACCAAATGCAAATGTTAATTGATACAGGCAAAAAATATGGATTTAATAACAGTTACCCTTTATTTTTCATTAAAAATTATAGCCCTCAAGTGTTAAAAGCAAATATGAAGATAGTTGGTGCGACAGAACATGCAGTCGTTTTATATAGAGATAAACTACCTAAATTCAATAATAATGGAAAAATGATATTTAATTGGATGAAGTGGCCTCGTGATAATAATATTACAAAAATACACCCAACACAAAAACCTATTCCATTACTTAAAAGTTTAATAAATATATTTACAGATGAAGGGGATGTAGTTATTGACCCTGTTGCTGGAAGTGGGACAACACTAAGGGCAGCATGCGAATTAAATAGGCATAGTTATGGTTTTGAGATTGATAGGAATGTTTATAAAAATGCAAAAGAAAAGATTTTAAAAAATATTCAGATAAGCTTTCTTGCATATTAGTTAGAAAAATAAAATATTTAAGGAGGTCTATAACGTGAACGCTAAAGAGAAGTATGTTTGCGGAACGTGTAAGTATAAAGATACTATAGATTGTTTTGAATATCAAAATAATGGAGTATTTAATGGTTATTTAATAAATGGCCATCCTACTTGTGATAACTGGACTGACCCTGCCGAGCCTGAGCTGACCGAAGAAGAACGGTATGACGGCGGTGTTATGTCAAATTTTGACCATGAAAATCCTAAGGAAGGAGGTAATGAATAATATGGCACTAACTTTTTTACAGTACCTTTTAGGAAGTTTTGTTATGGTAATATTTTATTTTCTATTCTTAAATTGAAAGGAGAAAAGATTGAAAAAACTGATTATCTTAATGGAGATATTAATTATTATAATATTATTACAGATGTCTTTTAAGGTAGAATTCCCTATAATTATAGGGGAAGCAGAAAGCAGCAAGGTATCAGATGTGATATATACAAAAAAGCCAAAGCCTAAAAAATATTTTCTGATGACCGCGACCGGGTATTATCCTTTTTTCGATTGTGGCTCAAATGATGGGCTTACCTATACAGAGGATAAAGCAGGGAAGGGTTGTATCGCTATTGATCCCAATGCCGGAATATTAAAATTCGGGCAAAAGGTTTTTGTCGAAGGATATGGAGAAGGTATATGCAATGACATAGGCGGTAAAATAAAAGGATGGAAAATCGATTTATGCTTTGATAGTTTAGCAGAAGCTAAAGAATATGGGAGGCAGTTGGTAAAAGTTTACGTTTTAGATTGAGTTATTAAACAAAGATAATTTACGAAGCTAAGGGGGAATGCCAATGAAGCAGTACAAGATAATTGTATAGTTGTTAATAAAGAGAGGTGGGGAGGTCGAATACCCTACCTCTCGTAAAAATTAAAGGGGGAATAATTATAATGGAACTTATAAAGTTAACTGCCAGTTGGCTAGCAGGTATTGTTATAGGATTTGGTATAGGATATTTAATTGGAAGCGACAACGGTTTTGCCAAGGGAAGCCATTGGGCTACCGGCAATATGAGAGAACTCAAAAGACAAGTGGAAAAAGAAGAAGAAGAATATAATTAATATAAAAAGAGTATGGCAAAAAAATTAAAACAAAAGGAGAAAATGATGAAAAAAACGATAGTATTTTTAATGGTAATAATGATAGCAGTTTTACTAACGGGATGTTTTGCAGCTCCGGGTACGGACACGACAGAAGATGTTAAGATTAAAATAATAGGAGTGGAGCAGGAAGTATATTGTGGAGCAAAAGGGGCAATGAAGGTAGTAGATTATAAATGCCCTCCGCAATGCCCGGCTTGTGATAGTTGTTGTGAAGAATGTGAAACCTGTGGAGAGTGTGAACAGTGTCAAAGTTGTGAAGTTTGTCAAGATTGCCCAATCTGTCCAGAACCAGAAGAATGCCCGAATTGTAGTTGTGATTTAGAATGGGGAGATCTTTATATATACTTTAATCAATGTTGTGAGAATGTTTGTGTGATGATTACCTTTGAAGATAAAACTACAATAGAAGAATGTTTTTGTATAGATGGGAATGGAGAGGGTAAAGTGATATTAGCCAGACCTGCGCAAAGGGTTATCTTTGTAGAATTGATTAATATAATAGTTAAATAAAGAGTATTGCCATACTCTTTTATTATAAAATTTGAAAGGAGGTAATAAATTTTAGATGGGAAAATATAATTGTTGATTAATAGAATAACTTGTGATATTATATTTGTGAAGGGTAAAAAACACGATGATAAATGAAATTAAAAAACTAAAATCGAATATAAACCAAAAGATTACTAGATGTAATCGTGGCTTGCTTTGTCGTGATAGCAAGTTTACCCTTCTACATCTGGTTTTTCTTTTGGTTTTTTTATTATAAAGGAGTTAACATGCAAGTAATAATTGATAAGGAATTCCATTCACTTATACCATCGTTAACAACAGAAGAATATTTAGGGCTTGAACAAAGCATAGTTGCAGAAGGTTGTAGGGACGCTATTGTTTTATGGCAAGGTATAATTATAGATGGCCATAATAGACATGAGATATGTAATAAAAATAAAATCGAATATAAAACAATCGATAAGGAGTTTGATGATCGAGATAAAGTTAAGGAATGGATCATACTAAACCAATTTAGTAGAAGGAATTTAAGTGCATATCAAAGAAGTGTTTTAGCTTTGAAATTAGAAGGGATATTTAAAGAGAAGGCGAAAGAACAGCAAATAAGAAAACCTGAATCTGTTTCGCAGATATCTGCAGAACAAAAAATCGATACACGCAAAGAACTTGCCAAAATTGCAGGGGTTAGCCATGATACAATAACAAAGGTTAAGAAGATAGAAGAAGAAGCACCAAAAGAAATAAAAGATAAAGTAAAATCAGGTGATATTACTATTAATAAAGCATATCAGGAGGTTAAAAAAATACAAAGGGGGAATGAGCCTAAAATAATATTACCTTTACCTGAAGGAAAATATTCAACGATATATATTGACCCTCCTTGGCCTGTTGGCTCTATTGTAATGGATAAATGGGAGAGTTCAATAGAAGATAAATATCCTACGATGAGTTTGGAAGAAATAATGAATCTACCCATAGAAAGATTATCTTCAGATAATTGTAATTTGTTTTTATGGACAACACACACCTTCTTACCAGATGCACTGGAAATTATTAAGAAATGGAACTTTAAATATTA